ATGCCGCCGAAGACCGCACCGCCGACCGCCGCCGTGAGAAGCTGCGTCTTAACGTCGGGGTCGGGGATATTCAGGCGTTCGGCCATGTCGTACTGCGATGGCAGCGTCGTCAACTCGACCGCCATGTTGATCGCGGCTTCCCGCGCGAGAACCTTCAGGATCGAGCCGCCAGCGCCGCCGCCGACAAACAGGAAAGGCAGTGCGCGAGGATCAAGGGTTGATGCCGCAGCCCCACCGATGAACGAAGCAAGGCCGGGATTTGGGCTCATGCTCAGGATTTCCTCGGCGTCCTGCAACTCCGCCATCATCGGTTCGTTCGTGTCGCGGTCGATGCGCTCCTGGCTCAGATCGAAGCCGTTCCACGCAGAAGGGTCTGCCGTCTGCGCCTCTCGCGCCATGCGGATGATTTCGTCCTGCGCATAGGATGACGCCTTCAGGTCATCGAAGGGCATCACTTTCAGCCGGCCGGGGACGTTCGGGGAGTGCTTGAGCATGTCGATCACTGCGTCCTGACCGAGTTTCGGCATGACAAGATCAACGACGTTCGCCTTGGCTTCCTGTTCTGCGCGGGTCTTGCGCCCGAAGGTGTTGCTTTCGAGAGCGAGTTTCTGGAACCCTGCCCCGATTGCGGTTCCGAAGTCAGTAATCGGCAGGTCTGGCCCCTGCGGAACGAGATCGGGGATTTCGCCGTCCTGCGGGAGAAACCACGTCATTTCAGCGCCCCGGCGAGTTTCGCGGCGTCGAACAGGAACAGGCCGCCGTCCGCATCGCGCACGTCGGTGACGCCGCCTTTGCCAGACTCGACCTGCATCCGGTAGGTGTTGCCCTTCACGGGGATGAGCCGAAGGTGCCCGTTGCTGAAGGTGCTGTAGTCCAGCGGCTTGCCGCCAAGCATGGGGGGCGATTTCGCGTCGGCCTTGGCCCACATCGCGGCGTCGTGCTGCGGAAGGTAGGAACCCGAGAACATGTCGAGGCTTTCGAGGAAGGACTGTTCCGGCTTCGGCCCGCCCGTGAACGCCTTGTCGAGCGCCGCATCCAGCGCGATACCGGCGACGCCGACCGGCAGAAGAACATCATTGCCGCCGACTTCCTGAATGCCGCCCGTCAGCGCCCCGCGCTTGTCGGTCTTTTGCCCGAGAGCCGCCTGCACCGCGTCGCGCATGATGCCGACGGCCTCTTGAGACTTCGGATCGAGGTTGCGGGCGCGGCTGGCGTAGATCGCATTGGCAAAAGTCATGATCTGGCCCTGTTTCACAGAGTCCACGCCGGCCGCCATGAGTGCCGTCGCCATGCCTTCGGTAAGGGCCCCGCGCCGTTCCGCCGCCTCCGGGAGCGTCACCAGCTTTTCATCGAGAAGCGCCTGCCCGCTCATGGCCTCCATCGCCACCGACGGATCGCCGCCGCGCGCGACCAGCATCCCGGAATAGAGCGTCGTCGGGTCGTTCGACTTCACTTCCGAGAGAACCTTAGCCGCGTCATCCCCGAAGCCGGCGACGATGGCCGACACCAGCGGAAGTTTCAGTTCGGGGGGCGTTTCCTTGCCGAGAATTAGCCCGATGTCCTTGGCTTCCTCATCCGAGAGGAAGGCATCGAAATCGACGTAGCCATTCGCCCGGAGCCCCTTGGCATAGGCACGTCTGGCGGCCAGCGCCTTGACGAAGGTGTTGGGGTCGCCAGAAGTGAAGTCTGGCAGCGGCGGCGGCTTCTGCGGCAGAACCTTTTCGGCCTGGGCAATGGGGTCGTCATTCCACGCCTTCACGCTGGCAGCGTGCGCGTCTTCTGCCGCGCCGATAACGTCCACCTGAAGATCGTTCGTGACCGGCTCGCCGCGCATCGCAGCGATGGTTGATGCCTGCTGATCCGGCGTCGAGGAGCGGAAGGTCGGAAGCCAGTCGCGGATCGTTACCGCGCCCACGGCCTTCTTCCAGAGTTCCGGCATGGCAGCTTGAATTGTCGGGTCCGAAAGCAGCGCCTCATTACCGGCGTGCAGTCCTTCCTTCGCCGCCGAAATGATGGTGTCCAGCGCGTCCTCATTCTGCTTCCTCACTTCGCTCGTGCGCGACGCGCGGATGCGGTCGGCCTCGTCCTGCGCCTTCATGATGACGTTCTGCGACTGTTCCGGGGTCCATGACACGCCGGGGAGACGTTCACGGGCAAAGAGGATGCTATCTAGTTCCGCCCGCGCGCTGTCGATCTCGTCCGTGTTCCCCGAGGCGACGGCTTCGGCGTAGTTCTGCGACCATCTGTCCACCAGCGCGGCCGACGAATTGTTCGCACGCTGCCGCGTGTCGCGCTGCTTTTCTTCCATCACGCCGAGGAAGCGCCGCGTCATCTCCTTTTCAAGCGAGGCGCGCATGTCGGTCCTGAAACGCTCGGGCGCTTTCGACACCAGGTCATCGACATAGGATCGCGCCGCACCGCGGAACCCCTCGGGGTCGAGCGCGAACTGATCCGAGAGGGCCATCATGTCGGTGATGCCCTTGGTCAGGACTTCCGAGGTGTAGGCCACGCCAGCCGCAGCATCATGGGCCGCAAGGATTTCCCCGGAGAGAGGCGAGTAGAGACGCGGTTCGAGTTTCCCGTCAGACGTTCTCAGGATGGTCGGCTGATAGTCAGAACGTGCCACCTCACCGCCGCCCACGGGGGACGTGACCGCACCGGCCGCCCATGCCGGGAGAGAACCGCGATGGTAATCCGGGCCCCACGCCCTATCGCCGCCTACGTCGAAGTGCAGGGAGTTGTCGTAAACGCCGACGCCCCTGAAACCGGATGCCCGCGCCTTGGTGATGAGGTCCACGCGGTCGGCTTCAGACAGGTCGGACACGTCCACGTCGAAGGCGTTTCCGTGCGTGTGCTGGGAGTTCTTCGCCCCGCCGACCTTGGCGTTGTGCTCGGGGGAGCGATAGGCGCTGTTGACCTTGAGCGGCTTCCCCCATGCGGTCTGAAGGCTGGCGAAGGCGGCGTTGGCGCCGGGCGTCACCCCTTCATGGTTCGCGGGCGCGATGGGCGTCCCGGCGAGCGGATCCCCGATCTGCTGGCGGGCCATGTCGAGCCCAAGCTGCGTTCCCTTCTCCTCCTGTTCCTTCAGTGCCGCGGGGGCCAGTCTGGAATAGGCAGCCTCGGCCGCGACGGCGAGGGCGCGGAACATGCCGCCAGCTTCCGGCGCGACCTGCTGGAAGTTCGAGAGGACCGGGCTACGAACGATCTTGCGGATTTCGGCCATGTCAGCCCGCCTTCTTCAGTTGGTAGAGGTCGAAAAGCGAGGGGCCCGCCTTAAACAGGCCGCCGATGAGCGAGCCGGTCGCCGCATTCCCGGCGTTCTTGGCCGCCATCTTCCAATCGGCAGCTTCGGCCATGCGGTTTCCGACTTCCACGCGGCGTTCCCGGCCCCGCGTGCGGCGCAGTTCATTGAAGATGTCCATCATGCCGACGCCGGGGCGCTGGCCGTTCGCCGCCATCGTCGCGCGCAGGGTCGAGAGTTCATCTTCCAGACCGAGGCGCGCATCCGTGTCGGCCTGATTGGCCCGCGTGCGCCCGATGTAGGCGTTGATTTCGGCGCGCTGCTTCTCGCCCTTGGCCTGCGCAGCCCCGGCCATTCCGCTGAAGATCGCCCCGCCCGCCTGCGCCCCAAGCGCGAGTGCTGTAATGCCCATCAGACCTGTACCTCTTGCGTGATGGCGAGAACGTGGAACGGCCCCGGCTGGTGCTTGACGATTTCGACTTCGGGGTGGTCCGTCCTGCCAATGACGGGGAAGCGGTAGACCGCCGTCTTCTCGGGCGGCGGATCAGACAGGTTGTCACCGACGCCGTAGCCTTCGATGGTGCGCGTAGAGCGGTTGGTGCGGCACTGGAATGTAGTCGTGGACATGACAGATACCGACACCCTTATAAGGCGTGCCTTCAGCATCCCGGCGCGCGGGCTGTCGATGGCTTCCACCGGCCAAGGGCTGACGCGAGAGGTGAAGTTGAAGCCGATCTGCGATCCGACATCCACGTCTGTCAGATCGTAGAGCGTGCCATCGTAGAGGATCGTCGTCACGCCCTGATAGTATCCGCCGTTCCAGACATGGGCGAAGTTCCCGGCGAGTTCCGGCACTGCCACGCCGTCGTATTCGACCGTGCAGTCCAGCATCGCCAGTGGGTCGAACTCCTCAAGCATTCTGGTTTCGACGCCAGAGACGAAGCGGTCAACGATGGCCCAATAGCCGCCGAAGATCGGCGCGACGTTGACGAAGGCACCTTCCGTCACCCAGGGGACAAAGCCGATGTTCTCGGCACCGAAGTTGTCTATCCACGACACCGATGCGATGGTGCCGTCTGAGTTGATGACGAACAGGTATCGCTCAGGCGAGTTCGAGTAGATCGGCGGCGCGCAGAGTTTCTTGGGCGTCTTGATGAGGTGCGAATGGAAGTTGGAGATCGGTGCGACCGACCACTTCAGGTAGATATTGCCGTCCAGCCGCGCGGCGGCGATTGTCTCGCCCGACCCTTCCACGAAAACCACGGCATCATCGACGTTCACGGGCCGCACGCTGTTGGCCGCGCGCTTGTCGATCAGGATGGCATTGAAGGTGCGGGGAGAGAGGACGTTCGTATCCCGCACGGGGACGTAGTAGATGCCCCGATCCGAGAATAGCAGAAGGTCGCCGGCATTGACCGCATGAAGGAAGCGCGGTGCGTTGTCACCGACCTGCCGCACGATGGCATCGTCATCGTCGGCGCCCGTCTCGAAATCGGTGATGTCGCGGACGGAAGACAGCGCCACGAGGTCTGGCACGCCGGGGAAATCCGTCAGGGCAAGGCGACCGGAAGCGGACGAACCGGCGCCGGGGTAGCCCCTGACCGCTGACATGAGGGGTTCATCCCAGATGGGGGATGCCACGGGGGAAATCGTCGTCTTGGAACTCACGGTCGATGAGCCGGATGGGCCAGACAGTTTTTCGGTGTTGTCCGGTCCATCGAAGAACTCGATGGTGGCGCAACTCAGGACGTTCCCGACGATGGCGGTGATGATGCCCTGATAGTTGGTCGTCTGGCCGATCACCACGTCCCCGACGCGGAAGGACGACGACGATGCGACGGTGATGTCGAAACTCGGGGGGAGAGACGACACGACGGTGCCATTCACGACGGTAGGCGACGTGTATCCCGTGATGGTGATTTCGCGCTGCCCGTAGCGGATGCGCGTCCCGACATAGGCAGCCGTCCAGAACGCCGCCGATGCAGTGACGGTGATGTTCCCGGTCGCTGCTGACGGCCGCATGGTGATGTCCTTGCGGTAGGCCCAATAGGGCTGCGCAAGGCTGTTCCCGGCCGTTGTGGCAAAGGTCATCGCCGCGAGGGACCACGATCCGGTGTAGGTCAGCGTGTAGATGCCGAATGGACCGCCAAAGACGGTGCGCTCCCTGAAGGGTTCCACCCAAACGGTCGAGGCATCTGTCCACGGGACGGAGTTGATCGTGTGGACCGTGGCCGCCGTGCTGTCGATGATGACAAGCGACGTGTCGTTGAGGATCAGGCCGAACACAAGGTCTGTCGTCGGCCGGATTTCGATCACGTCCTCGGCGGTGCTGACGGTCTTGCGGTAGAAGGTGCCATGTCGCGCCTTGGCGGTGCGGGCATTGGTGATGCGGACATTGAGGCCGGTGCGAACTGAACCCTGCCGGGCTTCAAGATCATCGGCTTCAAGGAAGTCGTCGTTGATTTCCCCGAGGGCGAAGCTGCGCTGGGTGATGGTCTTCTTAGCCACGGCGGAACCTCGCCAGTGCGAAGCGCCCCTCCCTGTAGGGCTGTTCTGCGCTGCGCGACTTGCTCGACTTCACCCGCGCCCGATCGAAGTGCATCTCGGCTCGCGCGTCCATGTCGGCCGCCTGACCCGGTTCTTCCTTCAGGGCGCGCAGGATGACAGCCTCAAGTTTCATCTGCACGCCGCGGCAGAAGTTGGCGCTCCACAGATCCTGCCCCGGGACTTCAACGATTTCCACGAAGCAGCCATCGGGGTCGTTCAGGTAGACGTTGGTGCCGTCCTGCGTCCAGTCGGGGAAGGACCGAACGCCGGTCGAGTCCTCCACCCAAAGGCGGCGCACATGCAACGCGTCGATGGGAACCGCATAGGCGTCATCGAAGCCGAACTTGCCGTCGTTGCGGTTCAGGAGTTCGACCTGCCGGCGCGTGAAGTTATAGGCGCCGTCTTCAAGTTCCGCTTCCACGATGAGCGGCCAGTTCCGCGAGAGGACCATCCACTCGTCGGACCCGTCGTTTTCAGTGACCGTATACTGCCCCTGTTCGGACAGCGCGGCGTTGATGATCTGAAGCATGGAGAATTGGCTTGCCATGCGCCGGATATTCCGAACCGGACACGGCACACCAAATGCACAAAGCGATGGGGGGCGAGTTTCCCCGCCCCCCATCAGGGCCCCGGTCTGTCAGGAGGACCGCCCGCGTGGGGCCTATTCTTCCTCCACGATGTCGATTTCAGCCATCTTGGCGCGGACCAGACGCTCCACATCGCTGCGGCGCATCTGCTTTTCGGTCTTGATGCCGAGGGACAGCATCATGACCTTCAGTTCTTCGAGGCTCATGTCCTCAAGGCGGCGGGGGGCCATCGACTGGACCGCCTCCACCTCGGGAACGATGACGTAGAGGCCGCGGCTGTTTTCGATGTTCTCCATCGCGGTCACATAGTCGTACTCGACCGGGCCCTTGGCCTTGATCGTCTTCAGGAGCGCCTTGTCCTCGTCGGACACCGCCTTGTATGCCGGGTTGGCTGCGAGCTTCACCATCTTCGGCATGTCAGCAAATCTCCGTCGAGACGTAGGCGTTGAAGGCGATGGACGGCGAGGTTCCTGCCACGTCGAGGTAAAGATCGACATAGCGGTAACGCGTGCGGTTCTTCTCGGTACGGAAGGGCACCACGAAGCGGTCGCCAGCGGCGCCGTCACGGGTTTCCTGCGTGCCGGTCAGTTGCGACGCCTTGCCGGTCATGAAGGACGCGAGAACTTCGCCATCCGAACGGTCAGCGACGTTCGAGCCGACGATGTAGAAGCGGTACGTCTCGCCGGTCGCGCCGTTCGTGACGATGCTTTCGACGTTCGCCACGAGAACGCAGTCGGTCGCGGCTGCGGCCCCCTGGTCCCACTGCGAACCGACGTAGCCGTCAGAGGTGAGGGCGGCCTGTGCAGCGGCCCGCTTGATGAGGCCGGTTGCCGCGTCGATGGCGTAGGCTTTGCGGAAGGTCATCTGGTTTCCTCCTTATTTCACGATGGCGGCGTCGGTCACGGACGACAGGCGCATACCGGCGTAGGGGCTTTCGATGCACATGCCGGTGTCGTGCTCGATGTTCGTGCGGTAGTGCACGCCGTTTTCCATGAGGCCGATGTCCGTGACCTGCATGGGCGAGGTTTCGAGGCCACAGACGCCGGTTTCACCGAACGACAGGATGTAGATCGACGCGGTGACGGCCGATCCGCCGCCGTAGGCGACTTCGTTGAACGGCAGGAAGGCACCGAAGGGGGTGATGCCGTAGCCGATCAGCATGGGAAGGCCCTGGTAGCGCGCCACGCGGCGGCCAAGGTCTTCGGTGTCGTTGGTGTAGACGCCGCCGACGCCGGCATCACGCACCGCAGCCGGGAAGCGGTCGCGCAGCTTCTTCGGCAGGAGGATGTGGGTCGGGTTCTCGACAAGCGAGATGGCGAGGTCAAGCATCGCCAGCGAGAGCGCGCCGCCACCGGACGATTGCGAGTTGGCGATGACGCGGCTGTCATAGCTGGATCCGTCCACCGACGAGGCACCAGAACCGACCGCACGGAGGCGGTTCTTCAGGCCGGTGTATTCCTTCGGGTTCGACGCGTTGTCGCCGTTCATGAACGTGTCGGTCAGCACCTTGGCCTTGCGCTTGATCGACATGCGTTCCTCGGTCGAGCGCCGTTCCATGCCGTAGCGGTTGATAAGCACGCGGTCCACGTCGATGTTGCCGGCGATGGGGAAGCACTGTTCGGTCAGGTCGTTGATGACGCCATAGCCTTCGCTCGGCGTCTCGTTGATCGCCCGGAAGCCCATGTTGTTCGGCAGCGAACCCTCGCGGAAGTAGCCGTAGCGGCCACCAGGCGCATTCTTGTAGGGCATCACGCCGAGGACTCCTCGGGGAACAGTTCCATGACGGCGCGGGACTTCTCCACCGCCACGGTCTTTGCGTATTCAGGAAGGGTGTGAACCATTTCTCAGCCTTTCAGGTTTTCGAGTTGGCGAAGCGAAGCCGTTCCATCGGAGACATGTTGTCCGTGTCGGGCTTCGGCGGTTGCGGTGCGGGGGTGGTGTGACCGGCAGGGCGGAGAAGGGCTTCGAGCGCCTTCACGCCAGCGGCGGAAGTGACGGCAGCCTTCAGGGCCGTGACCTGATCGGCGGGGAGGCGGGACTGAAGCGCACGGTCCACGGCGGAGAGACGCGCTTCCTGCTGCGCCGGGGTTCCGAGAGCCTGCATCTCGGCCTTGTTCGCAGCGTAGGCTTGGGAATATTTCACCGCCTCATAGCGGGCGATGAGATCGGAAACCTTCGAGGCCGCCGCCGCAGGGGCGCCGACTTCCTTCAGGAAGGCCCCGAGTTCATCGAACAGCGGCGACATCGCCGGATCGTCCTTTGCAAGTTGGACGGAGAAGCCTTCGGGAAGGTCCAGCCCGTCGAACTTCAGCCCCTCTGACGTGGCGAAGTCATAGGCTTCGGGGATCTGGCCCGCGCGCTCGGCGGCTTGCGCATCGCGCGCTACCAGATCCTGATAGTGGGCGGAGAAGGCCGAGATGTCGGGCTTCCCATCGGCCTGAAAGTCGGCCGGGATGAAGGATAGATCGACCGCCTCGGGGGCGGGGGTGGGTTCAGGTGCCGGCGCGGGGGTTCCGCCGTCTGGCGCCCGCATCAGCCTGTCGTTGAAGAAGTTGTTCAGTTTCATCGCTCATGATCCTCCTGAGATCGAGCGACATGAAACTCTGTGCGTTCCGAGCCTCTAATGCACGCGGGTCTGCCAAAATGCTGACCCTGAAATCTTTGGTCGATTTTTCCATTAAATCCAACAGGATAGCACCTTCCTCAGTGGAAAGGACCGTTCTGACGGCCGCGACGACGCGATCCGCAGACTTGGCATCGAAGCCCCTGAGCCACGACAGGTAGGTCAGCAGCGGGCCGGGTTCACTGAGCGGGAGGGGGAGCGGCATTCTGTTCTGCAATGACGGTGAGTTCGTCGCCAGAGGCGCGGACGATGTTCTTCAGGGTTCCGGGCATGTCGATGATCTGCGGCAGGGACTCGCCAAAGGTGACGGCAGCGAGTTCGAGGTTCGATCGCGTGACCATCACCTTGTCCTGGTTCTGCGCCTTCTGAAGCGGCGAGATCGGGGTAACGGAGATTGCGCGGCCGTTGTGGGTGATGGCGTCGGGGATTTCACCGAGTTGCACGCCCAGATACTCGAAACGCTGGACCATTGGCAGGATGAGTTCCGACCACAGCGGCGCGGATGGCTTTCCGAGGCGTTGCTGTACGCGGCGGCGTTCATCGAGCCATTGGGCGGCGGTCGGGGGTGTTTCGCCGCGCTGGCGGGGGCCGTCCTGATAGAAGGCCCGACGAATGCGATCTTCGATGCGGTCTTCCGCGAACCAGCCCTGATCGACGTTCACGTTGCGCGAGAGGTCGTAGATCTGATTGCGGTCGAAGTTCCGGCCTGCGGGTATCGCGGTCCCGGCAACGATGCCGTTTTCCAGATCGAGGGCGCCATCCGAGGGGTAGATGATGGTGTTGAGAAGGGACTGGTCCAGACCGGAGAGGACGGTTTCGTCCATCTTGTCGAGGACGCGCATGTCGGGGAGGGCTTTCCGCCCGGCGCCCCTGCCCCACGGCTTTCCCGTCTGCGGGTTGAAGCGGCCGACGAGAAGGGGGCAGGATCCGGCCATCGGACCGATGATCTGCTTTTCATCGGACACGCGGATGCCGTCCACGGTGACTTCCGAGGCCCATTGCGGGTTGCCGGGGTCTTCCCAATCCAGCCAGTAGCCCCAGCAGACCTTCACGGTAGCGCCGGGCTTTTCCATCTTGGCCTTGATCCTCGGGTCGGAGAGGTCAAAGCCGGTGCCGTCGAACAGCGCCTTCAGCGTCGATGCGAGAACGGCCTTTTCCCTGAAGCGATCGAGGAAGCCGCGATGGCCTGGGGTAAGAAGCAGTTCATGGGGCGGGACGGCTTCGCAGTGGATAGGCATGGCGATGTGCGAGGCTTCGACCCAGATTGCCGGGGTGCCGTGCGACGCCGCTTCAAAGCCCCACTGCGGGGCCATGTCGTTGTAGTTCGAGGACTGGATCAGGGAGAACAGCTTGTCCTCGCGGTCCTGAACGAGGGAAAGAACCTGGTCGGCCAGGTCAATCGGGACTTCCGAGATGACTTCGTAGGACGCCCATCGGACTTCGGCAGGGGTGAAGTAGGTGATGAGGTCGCCGGCAAGGTCTGTCGCCATTTCCTCGGGAAGCGAGACGAAGACCGACGTGTCGTGTTCCTTTGTCGGGTTCGAGAAGTCATGTTCCCGGCCGGGGCAGCAGAAGGACAGCACTTCCTCGATGGAGGGGCGCACTTCGTCGCGCCACCGCTTTGCGGCCGAGTAGCGCGTGGAGAAGTCCTTGCTCGGCTTCAATGTTTTTTGTCCTGGTTGCCGGGCTTCTGGTTGCCCCAATTCGGCACCCATCGCGTCGGTACGGATGGTGTCTGCGATGCTGTGGGTTTTCCGGCCATGCCGAAAAGCGGGATGGAGCGGATGCCGTAGACGGCGCCGATGTCGGACATGAGCCCGCCAGCCTGCTTTTCGGTCGCCATTGATCGCTCGATTTCCGAGATGCGCCGCTCGCGCAGCCGCGCGGCCTTGTCAGCCGGATCTTCTTTCGGAGTCTTCACGGATCACCTCTGCGCCTAGTGCGAGCAACTTCCGTTTCAGGCCACTTGGCGTAAATGCACGAATGCCGAGGATGTGGCCCGCGATGGTGGCGCAAGTCATTGGCGGATAGAGTGGGAGAAGGGTTTTCCCGCAGGGCTTGAGGCGCAGGATTTCGTCGCAGATCGAGTGCCTTGCGGTCAGGTGGTCCATCACGTCGTCGTAGTGGTGGGTGACGACGATGCGGGTTCCGGTGCCTTGGGGATCGAGGAACATCCAAGTGTCATCGACGGTGTAGCCCCAGAGTTCGACATGGCCGAACCATCCCATCGGGTAGATGCGGCCGAGGTGGTTTCGCAGGCGCGCGGCGTGGAAACCGACGTACCATTCGAGGATCAAGCGCGCCTCCGCAGGGAAACATGGTGCCGTGAGACGATGGACACCTTCGGCTTCGAGACAGAGGACAGGACGATGCTATCGCCTTCGCCGCCGCCGAGGAGCGCGTTTTCCACGGCTTCAACGATGTGGGAGTAGCGGTTCTTTCGGGGGCGCTCTGCGTAGACGCCGGGCAGGCCCTTGATCTTCGGGTAGTGGTAGCCGCCTGCAAAGCCTGTCTTGGCGGTGATGCAGGACGGGTTGACGTGGAAGCCGTTGCGGCGTTCCAGGACGGCTTCCACAGTGGACCGGCGCATTTCCGGGTTGTTGTCGGTCGTCGCCGGAAGAACCCTCATGCCGTTGGCCTGGAACACGTCATAGGCGGTCGTCTCGACGGACTGCACGCCATCGGCGCCGCGGGGGTCGCCCCAGAACTCCGCCTTGTGGCCGGGGTATTTCTGGGCGAGATGGCGGCGAACACGCGGGGCAAAGAGTTGCGCGGACTCGTTGTCACCGATCAGTTCCGACAGCAGCACCCAATGGCCGTTGACGCACTGCATGAAGGCGGCGGCCGGATCGCGGCCGAAGTCGAGGCCGACGATGATGGTGGCGCCGGGCGATGGGCCCATGTCTGACGGGGCGATGTGTTCGTATTCGGAGAAGGTCGGGTAGACCGGCTTCCCATCCGAGTAGAGGCCGACCTTGTTCATGACGCGGCGGTCGATGAACTCCTTCGACTTCCCCGCGATGATCTGAAGGTAGTTCTTCTTGGTGTGCTTCTGGTTCTCGGCCTTCGGGTTCGGCTGGTAGACCACCTTGCCGTCGATCTTCTTCTCGACAAGGCCGGGGGGCTGGACGAAGAACTTCCAGCCGGCAGGCTTGACGTACTCGGCCTTCTGTTCCTCGCTCCATTCCTGCGGGAGAGGCAAATCCCCGCGCATGTATGGGATCCAGTGCCCCTCCCGCGGCGCGTTCAGGTCCACGAAGCCGCCGTGCCACGTCGCGCCGGGCCCGTTCTTCATCGACGGATACCGGCCGCAGCGCGAAAGCAGTTCGTCAATCACGGCCTTTTCGCAGAACTGCCCCTCGTTCCGAAAGAAGCCCGTGATTTCGTAGGACGCACAGACCTGTTCCGCCACGTCAGGATCCGGGATGGCGATGAAGATAACCTCGCAGTCAACGAGCGTGCCATCCCCCGAGGAATGCTTGCGCTTCAGGTGGTGCAGCGCAGGCTCCGCCCGGATGAGCGAGCCCCATTCGTTCTCAGGAAACCAGTCCAGCCACGTCTTGATCGTCGTCTCGCGCAACTCCTTGTAGGTGTCCCGCGTGACAAGCCACCGCGACCGCCGCACGCCGTCGAAATCCGGCTCCTGCTCCTCCGCGATCGCCCATATCTTCATCACCGAAGCCGATGATGTCCCGCTCTGGATTGGCCCCTGGATGATCGACAACTCCCCCCGATCCCAGAAATACTCCGCCAAGACCTCCCCATCAGGGACATAGACGAAATTCCCGCGCGTCGTTCTCGGCAGCATTACAGAACCTCCAACACGCCAGAACCAGAAAACGCCAGAAGACCAGCCTCCGACAAAGCCCTCGCCGCACGCTCTACACGCATCTCAGCCCAACCAAGATGCTCCGCCGCACGCCGAACCGTGAACCGACGACCGCGCAACGCCTCAAGCATCTCTCGCTGATCCTCAGACCAACGATCCGAAGCCGCCACAGGCAAAACAGACGCCGAAACCGGAGCAGCAATCATTGCACCACACCGCTGAAACAGCGCCGCATCCACAGCCGAACGAATGAAATCCGCTCGCCGGCCAAACCCAACAAGATCGTCAATCCGCTCCGCAACTCCATCCGCAAATCGGACCAGAACAACCTTCCCGTATTCCCGCGACCGCATGGCAAACCCCAAATCCATAACCGATATCGCTTATCCCAAACCGATATCGCTTATCCCCCTATGCACACCCAAACCGATATCGCTTTAGACCGGGGGAAACCGACCTAGCATCCAAACCGATATCTGAAAAAAAATTCGCAAGAGGGGGGGTCGAGTAGCCTATCCGCGCGCCCCGATTTTTCCCCCGCCCCCGCCCCTCGTCGCCCCCCCGATGCCGGGGGTGGGTCGGCCGATCCGGCCAGCCCGAGGGCGCCGAACTTGCGGTTGTGTCAGCCGCATAACTCAACCTTGCACCAATTGCCTTAGTTATCAGGCTCTTGCGCTTCTTCGGCACCAGATGCGCTATCTGGTGCTG